ATGCTGCGATATATTTTATTGGTCCAACCTCTGCCTCTACTTGGCGGAGTTCAGTTGCGATTGGTGCTCTCTCAACATTCAGTTTAGCAATCAGTAACTGTGATGCTTGAATATCGGTGGTAAGTTCTTTGCGCTCTTGCTTCTGCTTTGATCTAATCTGTAGAGACCTATTGATACCTTTATCATCAGTGGTGCGTGATACCAGTTCATTTATCTGCACATCAAGTTGAGCAAGTGTCTTTTTATTTGTCTCAATATTTTCTCGTTCTGTCTTTATCTTTTCGTCAATGATCGCAACCTTGGCAATGATGTCTCCAGTTGGTACACCATGTGAAGTATGTGCGTTCGCCAAAAATCCAAAAATTCCCATTGAGGTCAGCAACATCAAAACAAATATTGCACACAGGAAGTAGAACCGCATAATGTACGGTGTAATGCTCCAGTTCCTATATAACCAAGATGCCACAACTAATTTGGACACCTCAAGTATTGAACCCATGATAATAATTGGTATAACTGCTGCTGCGAATATTGCGGTCAATCCAACGATTGCATAATATGCTGCCGTTCCTGATAGGGCAATGGCAGTAATGAATAATATATAAGTCATTATTTAGTAAATTCCTTCAAGTCAATGATCTGCTCTCTTTCGATCGCACTAATAATAAATCTCGTAACCTCAATTTCCTTCTGTACTACACTCAACCTAATACTCAACTCGTCCAAAATCTCATTATAAAATACTAACTCTTGTTGCTTTCTTGTTCTTGAATCTAGTAAATCCTGAATCCGTATTATGTTTGATTCCGACATAATTTTCCTCTGATGTGTGAACCATGCACTCTCACCGAGATTTGATTATTATAGTAATCGTCGTTCTCCAATACCCGTCTGGAAAATTGCTCCATCGCTTCCAGATAGGAACACTCTGCCTTGGACTTACACAGATGTAAAATCTCCCGTGTAAAACTGTCGGCACCCAAACACTTCACATCAGCACTCAATTCAAGACTGGATCCATAGTATTCCATCCAATCAGAATCAACCTTTGACTTTATCTTCTTCCTTTTCTTGATCCCACTTTTCAGAGTGACCATCTTGTATTTAGTCTTTGAGAACTTTGACAACTTCTTTCCGATGTATTTCCGACCAGTTTCAGTGTTGGTTATGCAGTAAACAAACCCAACACAGTCCTCCGGCAAAGTTTCAACGATAGTATTTTTATATGTCCACATAGGGGACTATTTATTCGTCTTCCGCATCCTCGGCCACGTTTGTGATATCGGCAGCACACACTGGACACACTGTTATGTCGGATATGCTGTGGTCAGCCGACATTAATGTGATCTTGCCGTAAGCACCGCAAGATGGACACTCAAATAGCATAGTTTTCTTCATTGTATTATTTCCTTATTTTGCCCAAACTGATTCCCAAGTTCCAGTTACTGCACCTCTTGAATAGTCAGTCGATTTATTTTCAAAGAAATTCGTGTGACCAGGAGCGTTGATCATCTCCTCCACCCACGGAATAGGGTTCCGCTTTACTTTGAAAATTCCTTTTAGTCCCAGCGAGATTAATCTCCTGTCGCATATATATCTAATATACTTTTTCACTTCTTCTGATGTTAGTCCTCTCATATCATTGCCGGCAAATGATAGGTCAATGAATTTATCTTCGAGGTCAACCATCTTTTCTGCTATAGAATAAATCTTGCCCTTCAGACTATCGTTCCAGATTTCAGGATTCTCGTGAATGAAAGTCCTGAATAATTTAATCATACCTTCACAATGCGCAGTTTCGTCGACGAGAGCCCATTGGATGATTTGCCCCATACCGCGCATCAATCCATTTCTGGGAAAATTCAACAACATGACGAACGATGAGAAAAGTTGCATTCCTTCAGTGAATGCAGAGAATACTGCAATACGTTCGGCAATAGATTCTAAATCATTCTTATTTGCTGACACTAGGTTAGTGATATACTCATGCTTATCTTTCATTTCTTGATATTCGAGGAACTGATTATATGTCGCCTCAGGCAATCCGAGAGTCTCGATCAGATGAGAGTATGATGCAATATGTACTGCTTCTCTCGCCGCGAATCCCATTAGCATCATACGAACTTCTGGTTGGGGGAAGTTTGGTAGGTATGTATGAACATATCCCCCAGCAACGTCAATATCTCCTTGAGTGAAGAATCTAAAGATGTTGGTTAGAAATTCTCTTTCTTCTGGAGTCAGTTTCTTTTTCCAATCTTTCACATCCTCCAGCATAGGAACTTCTGAATGCAACCAATGAGACTGTTCATGTTTGAGCCAAAAATCAAACGCCCAAGGGTACTGAAATGGTTTGTATGAACTACGTTGGTCGGTGAGTTTCAATTGTTTATTTTTCATTTTATTGTCCACATCTCTAATTATTCACACGCTAAACAAATGTCATCATCTTGAGCGAGCGATTTCAAATCAATCTCCTTGATGACTTCTCGCTCGATTCGTCTTGATACTTTGTCTGCCTTAGATATTTTGTCTGACCGACAGTAGTACATTGTCTTGAGTCCAGACTTCCAAGCTTGGAAGTGAACAGCATGAATATATTTGATATTGCTGTCTGGACGGAAGAATACATTTAGAGATTGAGCTTGGTCGATGTATTCTTGGCGATCAGCGGCATGTTGAATAATCCAACGTTGATCTATTTCCATTGCTGTCTTGAATACATCCTTTTGCCAGTCAGTCATCCAGTCTATATGTTGAACTGATCCATCATTAGTTGTTATTGAAGACCAAGTATCTTCATACCATCCTTCTTTGTGGTTCTCTGATTCCGTTCTAATGAGTATATCCAAGTACTTGTTCTTATTGAAATGAGATCCAGATAATGTTTCTTGTCTATAGCAATTTGCTCTGTATGGCTCAATGCTGGGTGATGTATTGCCCATGATAATGGAACTACTAGCGTTTGGTGCTACCGCCATTGTGTGACAAAATCTCTTTCCAGTTCCAATAGCATCTGGCGCCTCACCACGTTCTGTCCCAAGTCTAGTATTAGCTGCATCTAGTTGTTTTTGGATGCTGCTGAATATTTGTTTATTTAACCCAACTGCAGTTGCAGATTCCCAAGGTATGCTACGTTTCTGTAGATACGCGTGCCATCCGAGTGCTCCAACTCCAATGGATCTCTCACGCTTAGATGAAAATGTGGCACGCTTGATAGTTGTGGGTGCATTGTCGATAAAATATTGTAAAACATTGTCCAGCATTTCGGCCACATCGCTGAGGAACTTCTTATTGTTTTTCCATTCATCATAATATTCTATGTTAACAGAAGATAGACAACAGACAGCAGTTCTAGTTTTGCTTGTTGGCAAAATAATTTCCGAGCAGAGGTTTGATTGGTGAATCTTCAATCCTTTATCTTTTAACCACTGAGGTAGTTTGCGATTGGACTCATCTATGAAATGTAGATATGGTTCACCTGTTTGCATTCTCATTTCGATGATACGCTGCCACAAATCTTTTGCTGATACCACTTCCTTTACTTCAGTGCAGTTTGGGTCCTTGAGTTCCCACGAATCATCAAAGTCAGGATCGAGCATACAATTCTCGATAATCTTCATGAAGTCATCAGTAATATTGATACCGTGATGGATGTTCAATGCTCTCATGTTCTGGTCACCAGTAGGCTTCCTCATTTCCAAGAATATGAGGATATCTGGATGATTGATATCTAGGTATGCAGCATAGGAGCCACGACGAGTCTTACCTTGCCGATATGCAAGTGAAGAAGCATCATACATTTTCAAGTGAGGCATTACTCCAGTGGACTTGTCGTCTGCAGATCGGATACCAAATCCAATCCCCACACCACCACCAAGCATTGATAGCCAGTTAACTTCAGATTGAGTGTCAACTAACCCTTCTGCTGAGTCGTGTAAGTATGATAGATAGCACGATATCGGTAATCCTCGAGCACTACGACCGAATGATAAGATAGGTGTAGAATAACTTAGCCAATGCTTGCTACTGTAGTCATACAATCGTTGAGCATGTTCTGGATTAGATGAGAATGCATTAGACACAAAAGCAAATCTCTCTTGAGGACTTACCTCATCATCCTTCATATAACTTTCTTTGAGTCGGATTCTTCCTAATCCACAAAATAACTCATCTCTGGAGTAATCTACCTTTACCCCATGTTTAGTTTCTTTTATCATAATCTATCCTAATGTAAATTCTGTTGCCATGGGGAATACCACGGAAATAACTTTGGCACACTCAAGTGCTATTTCAATGTGTTCTTTCTGAGTCCCATTTGCGCTTCTAACCTGTAGGTAATGGATCCACGATCTTAGTGTACCGTTCATATATAGTCGGGACACTGTAAGACCCTCAGGCAATACTGCCCTTGCCTGCTCCTTTGCTATACCATTATCTATTGCCCACTGATATGTTTCCTTGGCAAGGTCAATCAGTTGTTGCTGTTTGTTTCTCCAGGCACCTGCCATGATTGTTTGGCCATCATTCTCTGGGTCTAACTCAATACTGTTCTGTCTATTCTTGGTGTCCTGTAACCTTGCCTCACGAATAACAAAGTCTAGATCCTTGGTTGGATCTGCATAACGCTGACTGAATTCACTGAATG